TCACTCCGTCGGGTAGAGGTGTTTGATGTTGAATACCAGCGAGCCCAGGAACCACTCGCCACCGGGCGAGACATCGCGGGCCGGGACGGCCGACAACTCCAGGCCGGCGAGGTCCGTCATTGACATCGCGAGGACGGCCTGGGCCAGGTCCTCCTCCGCGTCCAGCGCGGCGTCGTAGTCGGTCACCTGGGCGTCCGCTCGAACGCGAACAGCGAACCGGACGGCGAAGGCGGTGGTGGAGAGTTGGCCGGAGTGGCGGCGACTCCGGGCGCCAGGCTCCGCGATGGTAGACGAGGCGCCGACAGCAAACGACTTGTGCATGACATGGCGCGAGTCCGATCCGAAGAGGTCGAAGACATAGCGCGACTCCGTCCAGCCGGACAGCGTGGCGATCTTCGTGGCTATCCTCGCCCGGATGGTAGAGACGGGGAGGCCCATCTAACGACCAGCCAGCCAGACAGTCGGGACACCGCCCTGTCGTCTCTTCGCGTCGTCGGCGGCGCCGTTGTCGTCGGCGTCGTACAGGAAGCGCAGACGGTTCCAGGCGTGCTCATATTGTTCGCGGTACTTCTCCGCCCGGAGTTCGTAGGTGTCGGAGAGCCGGGTGGACAGGTCCTCAAACACCAGCGCCAGGGTCAACGACAGCGACACCTCGCGGAGCGCGGACGGGCTCATGATCAGATTAGGCCGGCGGCCCTGTTCGATGAGTCGAAGTTGGATCTGTGTGTGGCTCTCGTCCAGGTAGTCCTGGAACGACGACACGGAGGTGATGGACGACGAGGAGGAGGGGTCCAGGCCGGAGACGACACGGATCAGATCGGCGTCCGTGATCGGGCTATACAGTCGAGCCCGGACCAGGGCGGCGGAGTTGCGGAAGTTGTGGGCGATAGAGTCCGGCATGGTCAACGACCACTCGACGCGCCAGCCTTCGCCGAGCGACTCGCCGGACAGTGTCGCGGAGGGGATTGTGTACTTCGCCACAGACGACGCGATGGTGACGGTCGCGCCGTCGACCTTCGCCGTGTTGCTCCCATCGTAGACCGAGACAGTCCCAGCGGACGGAGCCACCAGGGCGCCGGCGTGGTAGACGCGACACATGATCACCTCATCCCGGCCGCGCTCGATGAGATCGGGAAGTGAGAAGCGAGCGGAATATGTTGTGTCGGTCGTGCTCATTTGTGGTCGATCTCTCGGTGTGTTTGTTCAGTGGTTTCGGTGCGTCCCTATCGGTCGAATAGGAGCTGGATCCTGTTCAGTAGTTTTGTGAAGTGTTCAGCGGCGATCTCGCTCCCTCTTGATCTCCGCCTGGCGGACCTTCTCGAATGAGTCGCGGGCCATCTTGTCGGCGCGGTCGGTAGACATCCCCGCCTCCTGGAGGCGGCGACGGGCCGAGTGGATGGCGCGCTGTTTGTCGGTGTTCGTCTTCGGTTCCGGCATCACTCCACCATATCCGGGATCGTCGGCGCGTTGTCGGTGGGTATGAGGGCCGCGGTTCGTTTCTTGATCTCGGCGTCTAGTAGCTTCACCGTCGCCTCGGCGGCGTTCGCCTCGACACGGGCGGACGGAACAACGACAGCGCGATCCGCGGCCTTGATGTGTCGATCCGACCAGACTGATCTCATCCGCTCCAGGACGTGGAGGGGTGGCGGTTCAATGTGGCCGTCGTTGATCAGGCCCTCACAAAACGCAATATAGCCGGCGTCGTCTCGGTCCATCCGCGACGATCCGGGGTAGGTCTTCACCCACTGGAGGATATGTGCGCTCGTTCCTTCGGGACACCTCAAGTAACTCGTACCGGGTCCCTGGATGTCGATAGGGATCACAGTCCACCCACGGCGGACTGCGTCGGCCTTCGCCTCGCCCACGATGAAGCGGCCGCCGCGATAGTCGACGCGGTTGATACCACGCTGTAGTTTGAGCTTTCCGAAACAGGGAAGGATCGAACCCTTCGAGATCACCCACCTGTCCGGGTGGAACTTCAACAGGAACGGCGGGGAGGCTTCCAGGTTCGGAGGCCGGATCCCCTTCTCCTCGCTCGCGAGGTTCGGGTGGTATGTTTCGGTGTTCGCTGTTTCTTTTTTTCTACGACGGGCGGGCGCTTTCGCCTTCGCCTTCGCCGCTTTCAATTTTGCCATGCTGTCCTCCAGGGCCCAGGGTTAAAGAGAGGGAACCAGGGGGCGAAGGGACCAGAGGACACAGCCGGAACCGACGCGACCCCTGGAACCCTCAAACCCTACCCGGCGTCTGTGATAATGGTCACACCGGCCGAATTGACTCCAAGAGAGCCGCCTAGATAACAGCTACTGACATAAGCGGTCAGTCCTGACTTCGGCGTACGATCGATCTCAAAGAGGACCTTTCCTCCGATGGAGAGTGCGGTGGGGTCTGAAGACTCCACCTGACCATCCGCCCAGGCGATAAACCCACGGCCGCCCATCGCACCCGCTCGGTCGTCGCCGCCGTTGGCAACTGGTACGTTGCTATTAACAAATACATCGACACCGAGGAACTGGCCGCGGTATCCACTGCCGAGGTAGCGGTTCTCCAATACACCGTGTGAAGACTCCACCCACTGTACAGCGCCGGCCGTAGAGGCGGCGATGTTGGCGCGGAGGTCCGCATACTGGACCGGATGAAGGACGCACATATAACCGGCGGTAGCGTCCACCTTCGCGACTTCGAGAGTCTCGATCGCGGAGAGGAAGTGAGTGACGGTCATGGCCGCGCCGGTGTCTGTGACCTGGGCGGTGAAGTCGTCGCATAGGTTTGCGATGATACTCGCCAGTGTGGCGGAGTATGAGGCGGCCGCGTCGGCTGCGAAGGATGCAGCATCGATCATACCGTTCGCCCCTGTGAGTGAGGCAAGATCGCTCTTCTCGTACGACTTCGCATAACGGCCCACTAAAATGTCCGTTTTTCCGTCGCTGAAGGCGCTGTTTGCAACGGCGGCGCCGTCGCTTGTACTCGCTAACAAGTCATAGCCAGCGAGGCCGACATGAGGGAGTCGGACAGTTGCGGAGCCGGAACCGGAACAGGATCCCGCGTAAACGAGGGCCGGGTGTTGTGTCAGACTGCTATCGCGGTCTGCGAGAAGTAGAAGGAACTCGGCGGACAGAGCCTCGCCAATTCGTAAGTCAGCGATCCCGCTGTAGGTGATTTCATCGGCCATTGTAGTGTTCTCCAGGTGTCAAGAGTGCAGAGTGTTGTTTGTGGCCTCTGCGCTGTTTAACGGTGGCGACACCGGGCGGCCTAGTTGCTCGACTAGATTAACGCGGCAATTTCACGGCGGCAAGGATCGCGCCCCGGCTCTCCCTGTAGGCCGACCAGTCGCCGGTCCTCATGGCCTCGATCCGGAGTTGTCGGATCCGCTCGGCGCTGATCGGTTCACCGGCCACAGGTTGGGCGGTTGTGTTCGTTCCCCTGTTCGACGGTGGGAGGGTCGACCCGTTCGGCGCGGCTGGCTCGGCGATGGCCGGGGCGGTCGGTCCCATATACGGCGCCAGGGCCTTCGGTGCGGTGGAGGGGTCCGACTTGATCCCGGCCATCCAGGCGGGGAGGTCCGGGCGGCCCTCTGTCGGGATCTTCCCGTAGAGGTATTTGGCGATGTCGCGGCCCTCGGCGTCGGTGAGCCCGGCCGACAACAGCGCCTCGTCGGTCCGCCAGTCCTGGGCGGCGGCGGCGTGGCTGGTCTTCATCTCCTCGATGGTGGCGGCCAGGGTGTCGACCGTGGCGGACTTCTCCAGAGCGCCCTGGAGTTGTGTCTGGAGGTCGCTGATCGTCGTCTTCAGTTCGTTCCGTTCATTCACCACCGACTGGAACCGATCATAGGGGATCGACTTCTCGGCCGGGGCCGTGGTGGTGGTGTTCGTGGTGGTGGTGTCTGTCGTGTCCTCTGCCATGTTGTTCTCCTATTCTGTTGTGACTGTGAAGCTGTCGCCGGCGGCGGTCGTGGTGGTCAGCGGGTCGTCGCCCGCGATGAGGGCGGCCATCTCCGTGTCGAAGGTGGCGATCCCGGCGAGGCGGTTGATAGCGTCGCCGCGGCTGACGCCGGGGTGTAGCTCCTGATATGCCTCCGCCTTATCCATCAGACCGAGCGTCAACATCTTCTCCAGTTGTTCGCGTTGTGCCTTCATCTCCTCCGGAGACAGGGGGATCCCCTCGTAGGTGATCCTGTATCCGTCTTCAGGAAGGTCGGAGCCGTTGGCCCTGTTCAACATCGCGGCGGCGATCCGGATTAGCGATAAGTCAGCCCTTCGGAACATTGGTTCAAAGGCGGCCTGGCCTTCGCGCTGGGCGGCCCTGGTGATAGAGAGCGCATAACCGCTCTTAGGGTCGCCGGACTGTCGGAGGATGTCGGAGGCGCGGACGCCGGCATAGGTCGCCACCCTCTTCTCGTAGGCCAGCGCCGTCTCCTGTAGTTTCTGCGGATCGGCGCCCGGTGCCCACTGGCCGACGGTCGGCTGTCCGGCCATGTCCTCCGATGGCCTCAACATCAGGACAGTCGCCGGGTCGGTCACGATGGAGGAGCGCCCGGCGCCGTCGCCGTCCTCGTCGCTGTAGCCCGATCCCGCGACCTCACAGCCAATGGTCCAACGTTGCGGCCAACTGGCGCACCTCATTGTGTGGGCCACCAGATTGAAATATACGGAGGCACTCAGCGACCCCTCCAACAGTTCGCGCCACTCGTAGGGATCCCAGAGCGTGGCCGTCTCGGCGGCGTGATAGATGGCATAAGGTTGGATCGGCCGATCCTGATTATCGCGGTACGGGTAGGCGGCGCCCTCCATCGCGTCGACGCCCAGGTATCGGCGGGTCTGGTCTGATCCGTCGGTTCCGAGGATCTTGTACACCGGCGCCTCCGGGTTGCTAATGTCGATCACATCCCAGGCCCAGCCGTATTTCTTCGACACGGGATCGAGGCGCTGGCGGGCTTCCTTGATGGTGACCGGCTGGCCGGGGTTGTCGGCGTCCGAGGTCGCCAGGACCATGTCCGGGAACACGGGGCGGAACGTCAGGGCGCCGGCCGTGGTGACATCCACGCGGATCAACATCTCGCGGAGGCCCAGGGTGTCGCGCTGAACGCGAGACATGAGGGGCCACAGGCCGGCCTCCTCGATGGCGGCCACGATACCCGCGGCGCCGTCTTCGTGGCTTATAGTGGGCCACCTGGAGTAAAGGGCGGCCAGTCCCGTCGCGCACACTCGGAAGACATTGGACGACATATCCCTGGAGGAGCCACCGCCCCACGCCTCGGCGCGGACAGCGCCGATCTGTTCGCGGAGACGGCCGGCCAGGTCCCGGTCCCAGGCGCCGTACAGGAGCCGACGCCGGAGGCGGGTGTGTTGCCAGCGGCGCTGTTCGGCGGGTGACTTCGGAACGGGTGGCGGTTGGATCGTTAGTTCATCCACGGGGATCTCCGGTGTTGTTTGTGTTCGTATCAATAGACATACAGGCCCCGGCCCATCCGGCGAGATCCACGCATAGACCACGGCCAGACAGCGTAGCGAACGCTGTCCACGCTGTCCTTGGCGTCTGAGTCACGGAAGTCGAATTGTGAGAAGCCATGGATCACTCGCTTACATCTGGGGTGAACGGTCAGGTGGCCGTCCCTCAACATAGCACGATGGAGCCAGAGGCACCCGCGCCAGACCGAACCGCGGCCGCCGCCCTTCCCTGTCTTCGCCTGGCGGATGGAGGGAACCAGGGGAACGCCCCGGCGTTGTTGGAGCTTCCGCTGGATCGCCCTGGTAAGTTCCCGGTTTGACTTGCGGCCGAGGCCATCGGCGCGGCCTCCATACGCCTTGTCGCCGTAAGCGTGATCCAGATCCTTCCACTTCAGCCCGTTCCGGCTCAACATCGCCAGGAGGGCGGCGGCGTCCTGGTCCGGCGTGGTGT